CTTGATTTTGAGACGTTCTCGGATCAGGAAATTTTCAGTTAGAAGCGATTGAGCCGTATCGAAGAATTTACGGTTTACATTACGCAATACAAAGAACGAAGACTACCAACACACTATTGAAGTTCCTATTTTATAGAACAACTCCTAGACGAGCCATGATACGCTGGACACTACGTTGTGAGAAACATGACGACTGTCTGTGCGATTTGATTGTTGAATCACCGCTGGGACTCTTTCGCCAAATAATAGTGCCGCGGTTCGAAGGATCAGTACGATTGTCAATGAGCGAGATGTATGTGCGAGCGCAAATGATATTAGTAAATGAATATACATTAGGACAAGGAGACGTGACTCGAAATCGCGTACCAAACTTGCGAGGAATGCTCGAGGTTTACGTTAAAGCTATGACTAACTCTTCCCAGTTACGTATAAAACCACCCTTTCATTATAGAAATATGCCAGCGAGTGTGGAACCTCCAGAGTTCGAACCGTTACGAAAGCTTACGCATCGTATAGATCTAGCGCTTTTTGGTTACATGGGTTGTGTAGAAGAGTATTTGATGGGACCGACTGCAGAATTTCCTACTTTGCAGCGACTCTGTCTAGATAAATTGTCCTACACGAATTTCCTATTAGGAAATAATCAAGGTAAACGTTATTGGGTTGATACGTCGGAAAAGTATGAACCGTCGAAGATACAAAAACTTTATGCAGAATTTTGTCACGATAGGATTGATCGAGGTCCCGGGTATGAGGAGGCGCGACTTTTGGCGCCGGAAGCTTTAAATCTTTTATATGATATGCTCGGAACGCGAAAGTATTTTGGAACGCAAAAATTCACATTTAATCCATATAAGATAATAAATTCAATGTCTTTGGATAGCGGATCCGGTATACGACCAGGTCCGACGTCGATAGAAGTTGCAGAAGATGTCACAGCCTCAGTAATAGGGAAGAAGACAGAACAAATATCCCTAGCGATGACGCAGTTAGAAACATGGTATGAACAAACTTTCAATTTTAAAAGGCGAATCCATATACCGAATTATAATGTTATGAAAATAAAATCAGAAAGACGATTTTCGTATGGAGGATCAGCCACAGCATGTGCGGATTTAGAAGATAAGGCTCGTGAATTTTTTATTAACGGATTGTTGCAACAATTAACTTCCGAATTTGCATCAGGATTTCGAATGAAGTTAGAACGAGGAAATGTTATCAATGTAGGTCGACGATGGTGGTATGGAGGAGCTTGGGAGTTTGCACGATTCTTAAATTTCGACATGCTAGGTATGACTTGGCACGAAGGAGATTTTAAAGCTTACGATAAACACGTTGTGGATTGGTTATTGATGCTCTATATGGCTAATAATAGAGTTTATTATGACCTGAAGAATATGACGGATCAAGAGAAATATGTCTTCCTACGATTGCATGAAGAAATTATTTTCAATATGGTATGTAAGGTGACTTGTCACATTACAGGAGCGTGGAGAATAATAAATGGAATAATGTGGTCGGGAGGGAAAGAGACGTCGCACGGAGATTCATGGATAACGCTTTTTGTATTCTGTCTTTTCCTAGTCTATCAAATCAAGAAAAATCCTTTTTATGCCAAACGTATTCGTATGTTGATACAGATGGGATTCATTCGGCTAGGAACCTACGGAGATGACCATTTGTTCTGTGCTCCAGAGACGGTAGCGCACTTGATTTGTGAGAAAGAATTCCAGCGTGTAGCATTTCTATTGGTAGGCATGGTCATACAAGAGCCGATGACTCATACTAATTTCATAACAACGTTTTCGCCGGTCTCGGGAGAGTTAATACAAGTTGGACCTAAGTTTCTGAAGAGGTATTTTATTAAATCGTCAGACCCAGAGTTAGCGCCTATACTCCCTTTTAAACCTACACATCAGACAGTTTGTAGACTGTTACTAGCATATAAGACGCATTGGTTCACGTTAGTTTTAGCAGCTATAGGACAGGTTTGGGATACTATGGGTACCAATCCAGTGGCGTACAAAATCACAAAAAAAATATATAATTTTGCGAGGCAGAAAGATGTACGTACGCCGATACAAATTTATGATGATTTGGTACAGTCAGGATCGAACGCTTCTTATTTGCGAGGACTCTTAAAAAAATCAGGCATGACAGCGGAAGAGATGTTTTCGCATTTTCCGTCGCGCCAGCAAATTATGGAGCGACATGTTTATAATGAAATAAAAGCTAATTATACGTGGACCCCCGAACGAATAAATCAATATACAAAGTGTGAAGAAGAAGATTTGTAAAGTAATGTAAT